TTAAGGTACACACTATATGGCACAAGAACTAAAAAGTATTAATCTTGTAGCTCCGGGCTTCAAGGGTATCAACACTGAGGACTCACCGTTGTCTCAGGACCCTTCTTTTGCTGAGACTGCTGACAATGCAGTGATTGACAAAAGAGGGCGTATAGCAGCACGTAAGGGTCACAGTGTAACGACTACGAATAAGACGGAGTTAGGTAGTGACAACCTGAGTGCTATTAAGGAGTTCAGAGACGCTAACGGAAACACTAAGATCTTCTCCGTGGGCAACAACAAGATACTTAGTGGTACAACCACGTTGGCTGACGAGACTCCGGGTAGCTACACAATCACTGCTGACGACTGGAAGATGGTCAACTTTAACGACAGTATCTACTTCTTTCAGCGTGGGTATCAGCCTCTGATATACAACGTAACTGCTTCAGGCAGCCCCGGAGGCGCTAACAGCAACGTAGTGACACTAGGCTCTGTCAATAGTGCAGCAGGTGTTGCTTCAACGATGTACGGCAATGAAGTCTTGGCGGCTTACGGTAGACTCTGGACTGCCGACTTCGCTACAGACAAGTCAACTGTTTATTGGTCTGACCTTTTGATAGGACATGACTGGTCCGGTGGAACCTCTGGGTCCATCGACATAGCTAAAGTATGGCCTGATGGTTTTGACGAGATTGTTGCACTGGCTGCACATAACAATCTTTTGATTATCTTCGGCAAGCGTAGTATCGTAGTTTACTCAGGTGCTGACGCTCCTGCTACTATGGCTTTGTCCGACACTATTTCCGGTGTTGGCTGCGTAGGCAGAGACACGGTACAGTACACTGGTGTAGACGTAATCTTTCTTTCTCAGTCTGGCTTAAAAAGCTTCGGAAGAACGATACAAGAAAAGTCCATGCCAATAAGCAGTTTGTCCGGGACGATTACCACGGACATCATTCAGCTAGTCAATGAAGCAAACGAAGTTTACAAGTCTGTGTATTACCCAGAAGCAAACTTCTACCTACTAACTTTTACAAACCAAAACATGACTTATTGTTTTGACATTAGAGGAACTTTGGAAAACGGGTCATACAGAGTTACACGCTGGCCCGGCACTGGTTTCACTTGTTATGAACGCAAGGACAGCGGAGACTTACTCATAGGAAGCGCACAGGGTATAGGGCAGTACACAGGTTTCCAAGACAACGGTAGTTCCTACAGTTTTACGTACTTCAGCCCTGAGTTGTCCTTTGGCGATCCTTCTAAACTTAAGTTTCTTAAAAAGATTAGACCGACGATAGTAGGTGGTAGTGGACTTGATGTGCTACTAAAGTGGGACTACGACTTTGGTTCTTCCTACAACACAAGTATTATTACGTTGAAGGACCAAGCAAAAGCAGAGTTTGGCATAGACGAGTACACCGTAGGTCAGTATTCTGACGGTATCTTGACGTCTAAAGACGCTGTAAACACTAACGGCAGTGGAGGAACCTTGAGCATAGGCATGGAAACAAGCATCAATGGTAACGAACTGTCAATACAAGAAATCAATGTACTTGCACTAGTAGGTAAAACAATATGAGTAATTATACTAAAGTAACGGACTTTGCTGCAAAGGACACTTTGTCTTCAGGTGACCCTAACAAGGTTGTTAAGGGAACTGAGTTTGAAACTGAGTTTGACAACATTGCAACTGCAATAGCTACAAAGGCAGACACTGCTGGACCTACGTTCACAGGGACTGTCACGATACCGGCCCTGACTTTCACAGGTACGTTGTCAACGGGAACGATTAGCGGAGGAACCTACTAATGACTTTGGAAGATGTTACAAACTTTTTAAAAAATCTTGGAGGCGAAGGGTCTTCTCCGCTTAACACCGCTGCTGCTTTAGGTTTAGGAACTGCTGGTTTAGGGTTCGCTACAGATGCTTATAGCGATGTAGGAAAGATTGGAGAACGTGCTTTTGAAGGATTAGCAGGAGAAGAAGGTTTAGCTCAAGACCTCCGTGGTATGCTTGAGTTTCAACCGTACACCGTGACTTCTGCTACTGGAGGTCAGTTTGGCATGACACGAGATCCTGATACGGATCAAATGACTTACCAACTAGCTACTTCTCCTGAAGAACAGGCTTTACAAGAACAAGCTTTAAAAGACGCAAGTATGTTCTTCGGACAGGCAGCAATTCCTGTAGATCAACGTGAGCAGGAAGTGTACCAACGTATGCTTAAAACCATGACTCCAGAACAAGAGAGACAAAGGCTTGCTTTGGAACAACGCTTAGCTGCACAAGGACGTTTAGGGACACAAACAAGCATGTACGGCAAAACACCTGATGAGTTTATGTTTGAAAAAGCTCAAATGGAAGCCCAGAACCAAGCAATGTTAAACGCTATGCAGTTTGCAGGACAAGAGCAGCAACGACAGGCACAGCTAGGGACAGGCATGTTAGCCGCTGGTTACGTACCACAGGCACAGTTGCTTGGTGCATTGCAGCCCGGTATGACTGCTGCAGAACAAAGAAGACAAGCTATATCACAACAGGCAGGAACTTACGGTCAGACCTATGCTTCAGGCTTAGAAGCACTGCTACAAGCTGGCTTGGGACAAGCTAACATTGCTGGAGGTGTCGGTGGTAACATCGCTAGTGCAGCACTTGGTGGCTTGTTTAGTTAATAAGGAGAACACATAATGGCTCAATTTTCACAAGGGTTTTTGTCCAGCTTAGGTAGACCTGCAATGGCAGAAAGCTTGTTTGGCTTAGGTGCCACTATTGGTGGTCTTCCGGGTCAGCGTAAGCAGCAGCAGCAAAGACAAGAAGAAGCAGGGATGCTTCTTGGGTTGACTCCGGGTAGTGTTGAGTACAATCAAGCAATGGCAAAGATTGCACAACAACGTGGAGAGCTTGAAAAAGCTGCTCTGTTTGGTACTACAGCAAGAAAACAAGAGATTGAAGACAAACAACGAGAAACCACCCTGCAATCTCAAACAGCCGTTGCTAACCTGTTAATGACTGACTTGACCCAAATGATGAACAATCAGCAGCTAACTGAGGCTCAGAGAATTAAAGCAGGAAACTTACTAAAGATAGCTGCTGTTCAGGGAGAACGTGCTGCTGCAATTACCCCTCAAGTAAACGAACTCAAAAAAGAAATCGAAGGGGACAAGCTCTCTTTAAGAGAGACTGCTACTCTTACTAAAGACTTTACTGGAGAATCTATAGTAAAGTTTCAGGAAACACGTAATCCAAATGATTTACGGACATATGAACCTGAAGAACAAGAGGAAGCTTCAGAGTTCACCAAACTTGTTAGACTTAGTGGTTTTTCAGATGATTCTCCAGAGTCTCAACAGTTACATAAAGCCAGAGCAGAAAGTTTATCTAAGTTTAACGTACAAACATTAGGGCCAGTGGCGCAGCTCGCGGAACTTAGGGACGCTATAAATAAAACTCCTGCAGCTAAAGAAAGCCAACAATCTATCTCGCAAGCACAAAAAGCAATAGCTACTCTTAATAGTGTTAGAGAAAGGATGGCTAAAGGAGAGCCTGTTGCTGAACAAATAAGAGTCATAGAACGAACTGTGTCAGAACTTTATAACTCAGACTCAAGAGCAGCCTCAGAAATCGACAGGTTTTTACGAGGTAAAGGAATACAGAGAGCTTCTATAGACTGGGTGTCAAGTGTCTTAAGTGGAGAAAGTTCCATAGAAACTTTAGACCTTTACCAAGATATGGCAAAAACAGTAGAGGCTTTTTCTAAAAACCAAGTAAAAAAAATAGCTAATCCTTTTATAGAACTCTATCAAGACTCTTCAGACCCAGAAGTTATTAAACAACTTAATAAAATATACTACATCGATGAACCTTCTAAAACGTCTACTGAACAAACTTCAGAACCTTCTGGAATTAGTGTAGATGTTGTCAATAAATATTTAATAGAAGCAGGCGTAGAAGAAACTAATGACTTACCCCCTTCTCTTCGTTTTCGTTAATTAAGGACCTACATAATGACTGAGTTATTTAGCAGAGAACAACTTTTGTCTGGTCTTAAAAAAGCACATGCTGCTCAAGACACAGAAGCTATGCAGCAGCTTACGGCTGAACTGCAGCGTATGGATAATGAAGGCGTGGTTGTTCATAATCCTTCACAATCTCCTACAAAAGCTGTTACAGAAGAAGGTTTTTATACAGATCAGCTTAAAAGTGGTGCTGGTGATTTTGTTTTTGGGCTATTACCCGATAGTTTATTTGGTGTTGATGGTTTAGATAAAAAATATTTTAATGAAGATACAGGAGAATACAACTACGACTTATACGACTCAGACCTCGCTATAGCAAAAAATCAAGCTAAAAGAGAGTTTTTTGATTATAAAGGTATAAAACCCAAAAGCAATCTTGAAAGATATGTTGGGGCAGGAATACGAGGAACTGTTTCTGAAGGACCTCTTGCTTTTATAGGAGCTAGAGGTGTTCCCAGTGCTGCTGTTGAGTTGGCACACACATTTGCTGCTACAACTGCGGGAGTAGTAGGTGGAGACACTGCTGCGGAAGTTGCAAAAAACTTAGGAGCAGACGAAGGTACGCAAAACGCTTTCAGAGCCGCAGGAGGGATAGTAGCTGGAACTGGAACAGGTTTCGCTAGAACTCCGTTTACTTTAGGCACAAAATCTGCCAGTAAAGGATTAGCAGAAAGAAAAAAAATTGTAGAGTCTGCAGACAAAGCATCAGACTTTTTAGCAAAAAGCGACCTTGACGGTATAATTCAAAACGCCACTGCGGCTCAGCCTGATCTTGATTTAGTCATTAATAGAGTAGTAGAGCTACAAGACAAAGTTCCGGGCTTAGTCGTTCCTCCTGCAGCCGCATTGGCTTCAAACCCTATTGTAATTAAAAACATGGACCGACTTCTACGAACTAAGCCTGAGTTTTTAGCAGACATGAGAAAAAGCGTTACTGACGCTGCTACTGCTATCCAAAAACGCAAAGAACAGAAGTTTGGTCCTGCTGGTGAAGTTTTAGATTTAAAGCTAAAGAGAGCAATAGCTAACGATTCTGGCGTTCGTTTAAATAATGCTAATAAAAAAATAGCTGCCATAGACAAACAGATAGATACGAGAGCTAGACAACTAGAGTCTAAAAACGACCCTTTTGCCGTGGGAGAGTCTGTCAGAAACTTAATGAAAGCTCAAGAAGAGGCGGTCAGGCAAAAACTAGGGCCTCGTTATGAACAGATTTTACGAAGAGCAGAAGCTGACGGAGTAGAGCTACCAACGTCTAGTGTTAGGAACATTTATAATGCTGTTAGAGTACAGAAGTTAGAAGATCTTTTTGGGGTAGAGCCTGCTCTTTCTAAAAACATTAGAAGCAACTGGTTCCCTAAAAAAGAAGTTTTTGAAAGCCCTGTTTTGCTTGCCGGAGGAGTAAAACAAAAACCTAAAGTTATTGAAACATTTAAACCTGCTTCAGTAAGAGATTTAGACTCTTTAAAAAGAAACTTAAACTCTGCAATAAGAAAAACTAAAGATGCTGATTCTAAGACCAAACTTTATGGTTTAAAAACCCAGCTTCAAAAAGAGATAAACACATTGCCTGAAAGTTTTTCTAAGGCTTATAGAGACGTGGATAGTCAATTCTATAAAGAATTAGGAATACCTAGAGATAAAGAAGGTTTAAAACAACTAGACGCTGCTCGTTTTGCTACAAACGCAGGGACTTGGCTGGCTAAACCAGAACAAGCAAGAGATTTCTTGTCTTTTGTAGGTGACGCAGGAGTTCCTATCGTAAGGGACGCTGTTCTTCTTAAGATGGAAAATGCAAGAGTCTTTGAAAACGGTGTTTTTGATGGTAGAAAGTTTGATAGATTTTTACGACAGAATGAAAGACTGATTAATACAGTCCCTAATTTAAGAAGAGAATTAGAATCACAAGGTTCTGGTATTTTAGATATGATGGATTTAAGGGCTAGGCTGGATAATGATTTTAATATTAAATCTAGGGAACTAACTGAGGGTTTTATACAAGGTATAGAAAATCGTCGATTTTCAGCCGTTATAGACGACATTCTTAAAAATCCAAAAGTAAGTTCTAAATATCTTGACGATGTAAAAAACTTTAGCCCAGAAACATCAAAAATGTTAAAACAAGGTGTCAGAGCAGGTTTGTTAGAAAAAGCTGTGCAGTCCAATAAATCAATGCTAGAGTTTATCTCTGATAACGCAAACACATTTAATCAATGGTTTGGGCCTCGTTACATGCAAGATGTTAAAGATTTAAGCGAAGCTTCTGATCTTTTAAATAGAATTAATTTAGAGGCTCGTTTTGCTATTGACATGAAAAATGAAGACGCTATGAAAGCAGCTACAAGACTGTCTGCTCCTGAGTGGGTGTCTTTGATACGCGACCGTATAACAAGCCTCACTACAAAAGTTGCAATAGCTAGTTCAAAAATAACCACAAGACAGGCTGAGGCTAAAAGAGACAGTAGTTTAATGCAAATGCTTCTTAACCCTGAGAAACTTGCTCAAGTTAAAAAAGCTGCAGAAGCTAGTAAAGCTAAAAAACAACTAAATGTAAAAGAAAGTAGAGACTACGTTTTAAATCTTATAGGTCTCATATCAACTAAATCAGCTTACTTCGGAGAAACAGGGGCTGAAACTTTTGAAACTTTAGAACAAGAACTTGCAGTAAACCAGTAGTAAAACAAAAAGGGGCCACTTAAGGCCCCTTCAGTTTCACTCTATATCTCACAACTGTTGCCAACACAGGCCAACTGTTGTGACCCTTCAGTCATGTCTGTTTCCTCAACGATGTCCCACTCGATAGTCTTTGGAAACTCCTTGACTAGCTTCTGGTACGTCTCCAGATCCACAGGCTCATAGGGTGCTTGCTGGTACGTGTGTTCTGAGTAAGGTAGGAAGCTGATGCCACTAACCTTGTCGAACTTGTTGTACAACCACTGACCCACCTCTAGGAACTCGTCGTCTCTGTAGTAGCAAGTCATGGAAGGCTTGTGTTCACACCAGTAGTCCTGATACAACTCCCACAGACACAATTGCTCCATGGCACCCATGTCAGTCGCTACTACAGCCTTCTTAGGAGACTTTATAGGGAACGAGAAGACCTTAGTAGTAGGAGAAGTCACGTCTATCTCCACAGGCACTCCAGCAGCCTCTAAGACAGCACACAAGGGATCTCGTGCGTCTGCTCTTACTCGTCGTACGTACTGCTCCGCGTATCTAGGGTGTATGCCAGACGCGCTATCCACCAACTGAGACACAGTACCGGAAGGCTTAACAGCAGTAATGGCAGTGCTAACATTGATGCCAAGGCGTACAGCCCATGTACGATTAGTCTTAATAGCTTCCTTCTTAAGCTCCGTGAGCCACTCCTGTAGTTCTGCACGACTCTTCCTCCCTGACATAACTGGATGATCCATGATTCCTGTCAGTGACACACCCAAGAGTGCTTCCTCTTCAGTGTTGTCCTTCCAGATCTTACGCAAGTACCTGAAGTCAGTCAGAGTCGCCTGTAGCGTCCCTAGAATGGCTGCAGACCTTACCTTCGTGCGTAACGTGTCCAGTGTGTCCTCTGCTCTGACTACTACTTCAGACAGGTTACAGAACTGGTACGGACGTAGGATAATCTCTGAGCATGGGTTAGTACCGAAGTCAAAACTTGCGTCTCTACGGCCATTCTTCTCTGCCTGACGCTGACTTGCGACACGACTAAAGACACCTCTTTCGCCTGACCGTGACTCGTACAGAGACTTCCACTCGTTTAAAAAGGCTTCAAAGTCAGGCTTCTCTGTGTAGCAAGCTGAGTTGTTAGCCAAGCCACGCTGAGGATTATCTACCCACCACTGCCCTGACTTAGCCCGTCTTATCCTGTCGTCGGTAAGATTACTGAGACTGATGAGGGCGCTACGTCTGACTCCTCCAACGACAACGATTTGTGCAATCTTACAGCAGAGATCGTGACACTCGATGGAACTAAGCTTTCGTCCAGCAGATGCTCGAAAGACGTCAACGGTGAAGCTAAAGAGGTCAACAAGAGGTTCTGGACCAGACGCTCTACCTCCGAAGGTCTTAAGGGCTGACCCTGCAGGTCTAACTCCAGAAACGTCCCACTTGGGTACTTGACCACTAAAGAGCATTGCGATAAGTTCCCGGTACGCTTTAGCCCATCCAATTTTGCTGTCAGCGACGTGTATAACTGTATCTGTGTCATGGAACTCCTCTGCAACCTCCGGTAGTTTACTTATGTACTGACGTTCCACACTGAAGCCTACTCCAGTGCCACACATGAGGACGTACATCATCTCGTCAAAGGCTTTAGGGTGGTCTATAGGTAGATAGGAGCAGTTAAACCCAGCTACATTGTCCCTGTCCAGAGCTTCTCCTGCGGTCATCAGTGCCCTCATGCTGGGCATTACGTCCAGATTGTAGATACCGTCGTAGAGACTCTTGGCTTCCTTTGCTGACAACTTCTCGCTGCTAGTCCAGAAGTTTAAGTAGCGGTTTACAGTTTCTTCCCAAGTCTCCCGACGTTGCTCCTCTGGTAAGTAACGTGCGTAGCGACTCTTGTGTATGTATTCTTGATATGCGTCCATTATAGTTCGTATTCTCCTCCAGTTAATAGTGACATCTTAAGTTGGTCCAACACAAAGTAAAGCTCTAGTGGGTCAATGTTTGTCGAGACTACTACAAACTCCTCCGACTTGATTATGCAAAAGGCGTCTTTGTAGTCCTCTAGTTTCTCCACCGACATAATTGCGTCAAATACTTTAGGTACAGGTATCTTCTCGTCTTTGCCATTAAAGTTTCCTTCGATTACTTTCATTAGATGAGTTCCTTGATTAGTCTGTCTACGTACCACCTACACTTACGAAGGTCCTCTACGGGTTTGCCTTTGTAATGAAAGCGCCACAGGTACTTCATGGCGTTACCTTTGAGGTAGCCGTGGAAGTCTTCTCTGGGCATACTTGCTTTGATTGCTTCGATAGCCTCAATACCACCTTGATTGTAGTGCGGAGGCTGCTCCACTGGGTCAGAAGTTTTGACCTTGTTCCACTCTTCAGGTGTCGCTAGGTCAATACTCATCTTCGTTCTCCGTTTCATCCTCTAGTTCCTCTGCAAACTTCTCTAGTCTATTGATTAACTTGTCTTCAAACCTGTCCAGAAGTTCTTCAGAAGTTATCTCTAGTGCTTCCACAAAGTCTTCAGGGTCGTAGTCACGTAGCAGACGTTCTTTAATCTCTTCCATTGTTAGAGACATCTTCCATCAACTCCTCTACTGTGTCTAATGTGTACCACGCAAGTCCTTCCTTGTCGCACCATTGGGCCATCGTCATCGTAGCTCCTTTTCTTATCTTCTTGTTTGGGTTCATGAGTACAAACACTAGTGTCTGACCTTCTTCCAAACTGTCCCTGACACTCTTGTACTTCTTGGTGTCTCCTTCTCTAAAGAAACCCTTACATTCGACTAGTGTATTACTAGCGATGTGTACGAAGTCAGGTCTATAGTTTCTGTGTATTGTGTAAGGAATCGTAAACGGTTCGTACTCAAAACCCTTCAGTACTTCCGCTGTGTGTTCCTCAAAAACACTACGAAACTTCGATTTCTTGGACCTTCGGCTCATTGTGTACCTCTACTAAATAACGTGGACCTGATGAATATGCGAACCCTCTGACCGAAGGCCAACATTCCTTTTTGTAAGAGCAGTAGGAACATCCTACGGCGAGTTTCTGGTTGCCACTCTTTCCATCTGCGATAGGTTCGTAGCATACCTCTGGTGGTTCCTCCTGCTCTACCATCTTTTTTATGTGTTCAATCCTGTCCCTAATGTCGTAAGAAATCAGGTCATGGATAGGAGCCTGAGTGTCCTCTGTATCGTACAGCAGGTACGTCAGGTGTCCATTTTGTTTGTCCATTGCCAGCCAACCAAACTTAGTTTCGCCTTCGGAGTGCGCGTATCCTTTGATCTGCGCCACGTACCCAAAAGGATCGTCATAAGCCAGTGTGCCTTCTTTGAACTTTTTGAAGGCAAAGGTGGACGTAGACTTCACGTCAGTCACAACTCCGTCAATCCTGCAGTCCATGGACCCTTTAATACCGTTGACCTCACACTTCTTCTGCTCGTCTGTCACCTCGTGACCTGCAGCTCTTGTGAGGAACAATAGCATCTCTTCAATGATGTGTCCGTAGAGGAACTTGACGTACGTGTGTGGCTGTATGTCTTCACCTTTGTCCACATCGTTGTACACGTTCCACAGGAATCGATCCTCACGCCCTATGTTGGACATACGTAGTTTACGTGAGTCGTCCCTCTTCTGTGTGAACTCTTGGCGCATGAGTACCTTCACGGCTTCACCGAACTGGTCTATACATGCTTCAATGTCCACTCCTTCTGCTACTTCTTTGGACTCCACAAGTTTATATATGTCACTAACTAGGTTGTAAGTGTTTTTCATTTGTACTCTTCCGCTGTTCTAGAGACGATGACTCTGGCCTCCTCCGGTGTGCATTTGAACCACTCGCCTTTACGTTCGTAGGACTTCTGTAGCTCTGTGTGTGCTTCGTTTTCCGCTGCTCTTCGATTGTTTACATCATAGTAATATTGTAACACATAATCTCTAAAAGGGGAAGAAGTTTGGTAGTTATTTAGGCGGTCCTCAGCGTCAATAGCCATACCCACCTTTACCCAGTCAGGGAAGTTAGGGTTAGTGATGACGTACACCTGACCCTCGACACTTAGTTCGTACTTCTCTAGGCTGCTGAAGGCTGCTTGTTCAAAGTTCTTGTAGCGTCCGGGCTTATGCAAAGGGTGTGTTCTAGGTACGTACTTCCCGTTGACCCACATCCGTTTACCGTTTCTTCTTAGGCAGTTTACGGCGTCGGCCTTCTTCTTACACGGTTTGCAGCGATGGTCAAGTCCGTCTTTCTGCCCGTGGTTCTTATCGAACTCGCTTAGCGCCTTAGTCTCACCACAGTGTGAACATTGTTTAGTTTCAAACATATCTTCTTGTCGCATTGTTTCTTGAATCTGTTGCAACATATCCTGCTCCTTAGTTTATGTTAAAGCTGTTGCTTTTACTTGTATTTTCTGCTGCGGGCAAGAGCTGCAAATTTTCGGCCACATGCAATCCGCAGACTAAATTGCTCTTCAAAGGCACGATATGGTCGACGTGTAGTTTCTGGTTTATACCTAGTGCTGCAAAAGCATCGTTGGCTTCTGAGGCAGTGACGTAGATCGCCTTTATAGCAGCTTGGTCCGACCAGAAGGGTGTCGCCTGTCGCTTCCTAGAGCGACGTTTGGCGCTGATTGCGTTCACTAGGCCCTTGTTGTCACGCCGATACTGAGATTGGTACTCCTGTTGCTTATCCTTGTTTGCTAGGTAGTATTGCTTCCGGTACGCGTTAATCCGCGACCTGTTGGCCTCGCGGTAAGCCTTCCGGCAGGACTTGCACTGCCAAAACAGTCCGTCTTTCTTCGCTCGATCCCTACTAAACTCACTCGTCTCCTTGGTTTCACCACACGTTCTGCATGTCTTCATCTAGTGTGTCTCTGCCCATGTTGTTCCAACTTTGTATTCACCGTCCAGAGGACACCTCAAGTTAAACTCAATACCTGCAGCCTTGAGGCACTCCACTGCTAACCAACCGTACTTCTCTGCGTCTTTCTCTGCTACTTCTGTCTGCACTTCGTCATGTATGTTCCCTATGATCTTGTAGTCCAGCTTCCATAGCTTTGCGTAGTCGTCCAAGATCACCAGAGCTTTCTTCATTACGATGGCTCCTGCTGCTTGCAACAACGTGTTCAACGCTGAGTGTTCTGATCTGACTAGGAGTCTCCTTCCGTCGAGTCCTGTGAGGTATCCTCTTGCTGAAGCGTTTGAAACTCTCTCCTTAAGAGCTGCGAATGATGGCAGATTATGTAGGAAAGATTCTCTAAGGTTTCTGCCAGCCTTTCTACCTCCTCCAGCCACTGACCCAAGCTTCTCATCTCCTGCTCCGTATAAGAGGGCATAGATGAAAGT